CTACTCGCACTCGTCAACAACGTACCACTGTCCGCAGGAACCGTGATGCTACCCGTGCCGTCAGCTTTCTTGATTGTGTTTACAAGGATTTCGCTCATCCGGCTATCTCCATTGCTGTTAAAACGGGGTTGCCTTTGTCTGACCAACAAAAATTAATAGTGCCTGTGTTAGTTTTCATATAGACAGTATAGGTAACTGCGCTAGTTGTACTGGGGCTGTCTAGTAAAGCGATAGAGTGATTTACGAAATGCGTATCTGCACTACTGTACACGTTCGATATTAAATTGTGATTAGGTGCGATATCTGTAGCATCCCTGTAAAAGGTCAATTTCAGAGACGACCCTGAAGCAATAGACCCGCCACCCCCTTGTAACGTGAGATAAACTTTGGAGGATGTACTAGATGGAGTAAGTGTCACTGATAGACCGGTTGAGGTATAGCTTGTGGATGTTGTGCTAGTGTCGTTTAGCAACACAGAATTTACAACCTGCAACACATTCCCTGTCCGCTCAAGGCGGTCAAGAGTCCCTGCGCCGTCTGGTAGCGTTAGCGAACGATCTGTATCACTATTCGGTGCGGCAATGGTGAACGTGCCTGAGCCGGAAGCATTGGGTGTGAGGGCTATCTTGCTCATCCGGCGATCTCCGTAAGAATAATATCCATCCCAGCATTAGTGCCATCTCCGGGATAACCGTAGCGAATCGCATTGGCTTGAATAGCCCTAATCTGAACTTTGTATGTTATTTGACTTGTGGTGTTAGGTGAATCTAAATATGCGTAAGGGTCTTGCCCAATGTAAGTTAAAGCATAAGGACCGTGATTCTGAACGTAATAATTATTATTATGCAACCTTAGCTCAGTCGTTGTTCCGCCTAATACACGAACCAATCTGGTTTCTGATTCAATAGATTCTCCAGCACCACGGAAGTGTTGAAAGTTAGCAGAGCTAGTAATCATAATCTTTGAACTTGTAGACGTAGGAGTGATATTTGCAGTCAATAAGCTATCTGCGAAAGTAGAGCTTGAGTTTTCATTATATGTGTTAAACCCTGCGTGAACTACCTGCAACACCTTGCCACCTGTACCCGCAGGTAGCGTTACAGTCTTTCCTGTCAGATCAAGCGTACTCGCCAAATCAGCCGCAGTAACAACCCCGTCCTGTACAAGCGATACGCCAGTTGTTCCATCAATCGTAACCGTCATACAATCACCAATCTGCTACCTGTTGGAACACCCAATGTGACTCCGGCGGACACTGTGATCGGACCAGCAACACAGGCGTTAAATCCTGCGTCCACTGCGATGTCTTCACTGATTGTCTTCGGATTCTGAAAGAGTGTTGCGTTATATTTGTCTGCTGTGTTCGTGCGGACCGTCGCCTTCTGGCGGAAGATCACATAGATGTTGTCGGTGCCAGATGGAGGTGCCGCAGTAAATGTGAGCGTTGCACCGCCAATACCGTAAGCAACAGACGGCTCCTGCTGTACGTTCTCAACAAAGACTTCACAATCATTAGTTGTGGTCTTCTTGTTCAGCGTAAACGATGTAGTCGATCCGTCACCAGAAAACTGTTGGACAGTCGTTTCTTGGTACTGGAATCCGGGTCTGTTACCTAAGTAAGCCATACGTCACCTTATGTAGAAATCGAGTCTACAACCGAGACCCACGCATCCAAACTGTTTGCTGTGTCAGAAACAATCTTCAGGGCATCACCACTTTGCAACACGACCTTCGCACCACCGTCCAATAACTGGAGTGACGCACCGGCAGGGATTGGAATGTCCTTGCCTAAGTAGTAGTCGTTCGCGCTTGATGTAATGTAAACATCGACCAGAATCTGTGATCCGGTAATGTTCGCCAAGCTAATGCCCACCAGAGCGTCATCAGAATCTGCTGTCCGCAACGTGGTTGCTGAGGTTCCAATCTGTCTGGCAATATCTCGTTCAAAGTCCTGTGCCATATCTCACCTATAGTGCAATTGCCATCGCAACAGAGAAACCTGCCGTTGCAACACCTGTTAAATTCGATCCGTCTACCGCAGGTAGTTGGGCCGAGCCGTTTAATTGTACGACATTGTTCGCGCTCGTACCTACGTCTAAGGCCGCCGCAGTGCCAAGACCGGTCACCTTGCTTGATGCAATCTTGAGCAGTCCCGTAAAGTCTGTAACCGCCGCACCGGCTCCTGCGCCATCCGCATAAATAATCTTGGTTTCACCGTCTGGGATCGTGACGTTACCGCCACTGCCCTGTGTAAAGATGGCTGATTGACCAGAGTTGTTGTAAACCAAATAAATCTTTTCTTGGTCGTTTGGCGAAATAGTGATGGTGTTTGTGCCAGAAGGTGACCCGCCCAATACCAACAGCTTGTACATACCGTCGGTTAGCGTACCGTCAGTAGTTGTTAGCGTGTGAGTGGTACCTGACAGCGTAATAGCACCAACGCCATTCAGCGCACGGTCTACAATCTGTAGGTTTGTGTTAGTAGTGTCGCCCCAGGTTCCAGACTGTTCGCCTGTTGCGATCAGCTCAATCCCGGTCCGACTGGTATAGGTACTAGGCATTTACCTCTCCTAAGCAGCTATGTCTTCCCAGTCCGGAGACTGAGAAGGCGTAATTTCGGTCCAACCTGGCGACTGTGACGGTGTTGCTGCAGCCCAACTTGGTGACTGATTCGGGTCGATCTCTCCCCAAACAAATACATTTCCAAGCCGTCCGGTAGCAACCAGATTTGTACCCGTTAAGGATACATCAGCATTGGCCTTAATGGAAACAGTGCCGACATTTGGCGTAATTTCAAAGCCAGTCTCTGGAATTGTGACATCAATCCGGATGTCAATAACGCCAGAAGATGTTGTGCCTGTCGCCGCTTCACCAGTAACTGCAACGTCAGCGTTGGCTTGAACAGTTACAGAACCAACGCCAGCGACTGCTTCGAGCCCTGTTTCTGGGACATTCGCATCAGCAGTGACTGTTGTAGTACCAACAGCTCCAGTGGCAACTTCGCCGGTGACCGCAACATTGGCTTCTGCAACAACTGCAACACTGCCTACATTTGTAGTCGCTTCTATACCGGTAGTAGCGACGTTGGCTTCTGCAACAACTGCAACACTGCCTACATTTGTAGTCGCTTCTAGCCCTGTCGATGGGACATTTGCATCTGCGGAAACTGTTGTAGTACCAACAGCTCCAGTGGCAGATACCGTAGTCGGGAAGACATTTGCTTCGCCAGTGACAACAACGCTACCGGCACTCGCTGTGGCTGTTTCACCAGTGACAGCGACGTTGGCATCTGCGGAGACTGTGACAGAACCAACGCCAGTTGTCGCCTGTAGCCCAGTGGTTGGTACGTTGGCTTCACCTGTCGCAGTGACAGAACCAACCGCACCGGTGGCAGATTCACCAGTGAGTACGACGGGGATGGGTTCGTCCCACGCCCCCTGGGACCAAGTCCCTCGGCCCCAACCGGTAATATCCGCCATTAGGCTTCCTTACGCGATTCGGATAATTGCGTTAGAGGCGTCAGCAGTCGGGAACTGAATAGTGAAATCCCCGGCGGTTGAAGTCTTATCACCACCAAAATCTAACACGACAACAGAGTCAGTAGTACCAGTACCACCAGCAGTTGTTGTGTTGTAGATCATTGCTCCGCGAGCAGTGATTGTCGCTGTAGAGAAAGTCTCATCTGCGAAGTCACAGAACGCTGTTGTTCCAGAAGTTGTGGGGTCTACGTTAGTCAGGGCCTGCCCGCCTGCTGTATATCCTGTTCCAGAAACCTCGTTAGTGGTTGAATAATCTGTGGTTGACGCATCCAGTGTTGCCGATGAAGTAAACAACGCAATATTGAATGTGTGCCCCGATGTACGGAAATCGTGCTTACCTTCTAGCAGCTCTTGCTTGAAGCTAGTGCACATTGCTTGAGTAATCGCCATTACAGTCTCCTTATGGCTTCAGCTAATTGAGGATGACCAGCATCCATAAGTGCATTATATATGGTTGTGCGGTCAGATCGAATCGCCTCACGCATATAATACGCTATCAGCTTATGCGCTTGCTTTTTATAAGCACGGGCTTGATCGCGTAATGCGGGGTCGGCGGAATTTGAAATGCTAATCAAACGATCAACACACCGCTCTGCAACTTCTTCGGGCGTGAAACCACGACCTTCTGTTGTATGAACCTGAACCATAGGGGTTTCAGGTATATCAAACTTCAACGCTTCTGTTGTTATCATGTTGCCTGCCGTCTAACTAAACCCTCACGGTATGCATCGCTTGTTTCACGCGCTTCACCCAAGTTCTTTAATCGAGCGACTGCTTCCATGAACTGTGTATTATAGTTCTGTAAAACATCTGGTTCACCTTTCATAAAGGTATAACCTGCAATTAACGAACCATACAGCATTGCTTGTGGCGCGTTAACAGACAGCCATGTTGTGCCTCCATCTGCTCCCGCAGTTAAACTTGCAGGGCGATAGTAATAGTGCAGTTCTACTGCATAGTCGCTGTCAGGCGTTGGGGCAACAATAAAATTTTGGTAATCAAACGGAGCGTAGTATCTGGGCTCTCCCGTCACAGAGGAATCAGGTGCATAGTCCTGTAGATAGTTAACGTCCTTGAAATCTAAGAACTTTTTGCTTGTGCCCGATGTAATGGACAAAGAAAACGGAGCAAGAAAATCCGAAGGCATGTTCAAGTATTGGTTTGACGTTGTTAAGTTCGCTGTCTGATTGCGGCGAAAGAACGTCAGGCCAACACTCTTAAAAATCCGCTCTTCGCACGACTCGATAAAAGTGTCTAAATTACTGACGAATGTTGTTTCTGCGTTTTCGCAGTAATCTTGGATCGCCTGTTTCAACTCTGCTTTGGTATAACTCATGATGTCGCTACCGTTACGTTTCCTACACGGCCCACTGCACGCGGGCCTTCAATAGGTAGACCAATCTGGTCTGTATAAATATTCACTCTTAATGGTTCATTCCGATCTGGACGTGGATCACGCAATGCTTGTGGATCTGCGCCAACATTCGGTGCCTCTAGTTGAGGATGTTTTTCCTCGTATTCGTCAGGGCCTACTAATAAACCATTCCATTCTTTACGCATCTCACGCAAACGATACCGGAATCCTGAGCGGTCCGATATTCCGTATGCATATTTTCCAGAAGCATAACGCGCCACTTTTTAGAACCTAATGTACTGAATATCTGGTTGTAGCTTTAAAGATACACGATCTTCATCCTCGTCCGCCGCACGCTGGAACTCTTCTTCATACACAGCTTTTAATAGCTGCACGCGTTCTGGTGCTTTCTTCATGGACAAGTAATAAGCTAACCCGGCGATCATGCAAGGCAGGAACCGGTAAGGAACGTCTGTCGTGTTTTGTGATGTGTCAGCATCTTCGATCCGAGTAATGTAGTAATACACTAACTCGTCGGTGCTGTTTTCAGGCGTAGGCCACACAACTAGCTCAGGGCTGGTCTGACGGTTAAAGTAGAATTGGGATGGTCTCCCGGTGGTCGATTTATTAGGAACATTTAAATATTCCCCACGACTTATGCGGTCTACTTCGTAGTCAGTTCCACTTCGGCGTAACGCAACTTCTAGGATGTCGTTCATCGGGGACGCTAGTCCATTTCCCGAGTTGTACGTTGCCGTCCCAGATGTCAGAGTAAGCGTCGCTTGCTTTACTGTCCAGAGATTTACGCCTCGGTTTGCCCATTCGGAGAACATGATATTCAATGAGCGACGAGCGGTCTTCGCGTCGTAGCCTGTGCGGACTTCTAACCCGCACCGCTCATACGCTTCTTCAATGATGTCCGCGACATCAAGATCGAAATCTCTTGAACCTGAAGTTGCCATTTATTTACTTCCGTTTTTTGTTAGGCATTACCGAGCCGCCGTAAGAAAACTTTTGCGCGTTGCAAGAGCACCCAGCTTTTCCGCCACACTTCATGCAAATAACCCCGCCATTTTTGTAGCCTTTTTTCTTTCCACCACAATTCATGACTTTTTCCCTTTCCAATTTACACGCTTAGAAGAAGTTTTCTTCTTCATCGCTGTTTTTGCCCCTGCAGTTTTACACTGCGCCTTTGTTGGACGGCAGGCAGGATAGCTCTTTCGCTTGTCCTTGCTACCTGATCGCCCGCATGGCTTGCCGGTTTTACAATCGACCCAGCCTTTTCCTTTGTTCTGGCCGAACCACTTACGAAGTGATGCGCCCTTTGCAGTCTTGCGAACAGCCATTACAGTTTCTTCGTCTTCTTGCCCGAAGTCTTTTTCTTCTTCGAGCTGTTACCCCAGTTAGCCGCGCCAACCTTTCTACATTTTGCTAAGGCACCGCTTGCATACGCACTGGGCCAAACCTTGTAACGCGACTTGACCTTAGTGTAACACGCGTCTTTCTTTGTCTTACTTTTACTTGGCACTGTCGTCACCTGCTTGCTTATAGCTGAACGTGATATAGCCACTACTTATCCATAACCATAAAGAATAAGGCCCCGGCCACGCCACAGATTTGGACCAAGGCAATAGCCATGATACCCCAAAGTCGGCCATTCACTTCTTTAACAAAGTCGGTCAACTTATCCACATCTTTTTCGATATGCATAAGATGATTGTTTTCCAACCGCTCAAGGATTGTTTCGATAATCCCGATCTTGTTGTGGATGACGTGGATTTCATCCTCAATTTCTTCGTGTTTCAAAACAATTTGTCCTTCTACCACTTTTTGCATGACCAGTACTTTGCCTTGAGCTTACTCAAGGTCCCTTTATCGCAGCCGTGCCGAGCGCGGAAAGACTTACGCGCTTTGGGGTTAGACTTACGAATCTTCATGTTAGCATCGCCAAAACGGACAATCTTTTCTTTGCCGTTTTCACACGCCTTAACAACAAATTTTTTGCCACCAGAAACCTGACGCTTTGGCGTGTTGCATTTCATTTTGGACTTGTCAATCTTAGCCATTACAAGGGTCCTGAATTCTGAATGTAGGTGAGATCAAGAGTAGCGGAACAGGTAATAGATCCTCCAGCGGAATCGGCCTGCGCCCTAACTTCAATGTCCGTGCACTCGTAAAAAGGAATAGGGTTCCAGTAAGAAATAGCCGTGCTGTTGTTAGCCAAAAGCACTCTGTCTTTGATGTTAAAAACACCGTCTTTT